CGAGTTCCGGCGGCTGTCCGGGCTTGCGCTTGGCGGCGACTCCGACGCGGCGGGCCAGCTTGCGGGCGTGGGTAATTCCCTGCTCGACCTCGTGAAACAGACGGCGGGCACGGAAGAGGAATACCTCGACGCTTTCTGGGCGGTGAACGCACAGTTGAAGGCCGCGCAAGAGGCGGCGGGTGCGCAGGTGTCCGCAGCCGACAAGGAACTTGAAGCGTTGCAAGGCCAGCTTGATGTCCAGAACGCGGCGCTTGCGGAGTTGCAGGGCCAGAGCGCCACGCTTGAGGAAATCGAAAAGCAGATTGCGGAATTGAGGCCGCTTCTGGATGCGGCCGGCGACAAGGCCGGAGTGAAGGCGTTCGCCCGTGGCGGGCTCGCCATGCCGGGCTGGTCCCTTGTGGGCGAGGAAGGGCCGGAGCTTGTGAACTTCTTGCAGCCGGGGCGCGTGTACACGGCGGCGGATACGGCGGCGCTGTTCCGCAGCGTGACGCCTCGGGCGGCTGACACCGATTCGGGAAGCGATGCGGAGGTCAAGGCGCTGCGGCAGGAAGTCTACCAGCTTCGCCGGGACATGCTCATTTCCATGTCCGAGATCGCCAGATTTTCCCGCCGCACGTCCGACATGGTTGAAGCGTGGGACGCCGAGGGGATGCCGGGGGTGCGGGCATGAAGCTCATAGAGCCGCAGGCCATCCGGTTGCTGTCCAGCACCGTGCCGGAAAACGACGCCCCGGCGTGGAACGCGGGCACAGCCTATGAGATCGGGGATTCCGTCATCCATGAGCACAAGGTCTACAAGGCCGTGGCCGACAGCACGGGTAAACAGCCGGATCAGCACAGCGAGGGAACCGACGCTTTCTGGCGGCTCATGGGGCCGACGAACCGTTACGCCATGCTCGACCAGTATGTGTCCACGCAGACTGTCGCGGCTGAGGACGTCATGACGTTTGCGGTAACCTTCAACCGCTGCACCGCGTTCGCGCTCTTGAACTTCAAGGCTACCAGCATCCGGGCCGTGGTGAAGGACGGCGACGGCCTCGTCATGTACGACCGCACGGTGAACACGTTGAAAGACGTGGACGGCTACTGGAACTACTACTTCCTGCCCCTTGAGCGCATCGTGGATCAGGCCGTGACCAACATTCCCATGTCGCCCGTGGCCACGCTTGAGGTCACGCTCACGCAGGAAGGGGGCCCGGCGCTCGGGCAGGTCATCGCGGGGCAGGCGTGGCCTATCGGTACGACGCAGTACAATACCCGGCTCGGCATCCGGGACTATTCCAGAAAGGACACCGACGAGTTCGGCAACACGCGGCTGGTTAAGCGGGCCAACGCCAAGCGCACGAGCCTGCCCTTGTACCTGCACCCGTCCCGGCTGGACAGCGTGCGGGAAATCCTCGCCCGGATGCACGGCCTTCCCGCGCTCTGGCTCGGGGACGACAACGAGGGCATCGGCTCCTACCAGTCGCTGACTGTCTGGGGCTGGCTTGAGGACTGGAGCGCAACCATCATCGGGCCGAATGAAGTGAGCATGAACATTGACGTACAGGGGTTGAAGTAATGGCAGTAAAGCAGCTTCCCAAGATTTCGGATCTCCCGGAACCGCCGGACAGACTTGTGGGCGATCAGGAACGGTTTGACGTGCTGACGTTCAACAGCCTGAAAGCGCAGAAGAAGATGGTCAACGATGATCTGAATAAGACGCTGATCCCCGCGCTGAACGAATTTGCTGTGGATGTGAACGCCAGCGTCGACGCGGCGGCTCTGAGCGAACGGAACGCCCACGACTCGGAAGAGGTGGCGAAAAGGAAGGCGGGTGAAGCCTCGGGCTCGGCGGGGGCCGCAAAGGTTTCGGAAGACAACGCGAAAGTCAGCGAGACGAACGCCCTTGCCTCAAAGAACGCGGCGGCCCTTTCCGCCGAATCCGCCGAATCCGCCCGCATAGCGGCGGAAGCGGCCCGCGACGAGGCGCAGGACCTCGCCAATGTCGGGTATGTGTCGGAAGGCCACGCGGGGCTGGCGAAGGTCGACGGAAAGACCACGCAGGCCGACGCGGGCGGCGTGATCACCGCGAAGGACGTGGCGATTGGTGGGGATCTCGGGGATCTGGCGAGCGCGCGGGGGCAGATAGGAGAGCTAAAAGTAGCAACGGCTACTGAATACCCATCAATCCTAACCATACGCAAATCATGCAGATTATATTTTAATGGAACCGAATGGGCGCAGGTGGCGGATCGTCCTTTTGAGGCTGGATACGGTGCCGTTGTTATCGCAGATGTCTCAAGTGGTGCTCTACGCGGTGAGATATGGGCCTTTTCGCTTTCGGGCAATGACGCATGGAAAGCTCAGTTTAATGAAAAGGGAACGTCTCCATTCGCCCGATTCGTCATGAGCAATGCAATCGGTGACGGCATTCGCGTCACCAACGGGATCATCTCCGTCCCCGAATACGACGGCGCGACGGCATCTACCTCCGGGACAAGCGGCCTTGTGCCGCCCGCAACCGCCGGGCAACAGGAAAGCTTTTTGACCGGAGGCGGGGAGTACAAGCCCGCGCTCACCAAGATTTCGGACAGTGTGAGTCTGGAGGATTCGACCACGGCGGCGTCCGCCAAGGCCGTAAAGACAGCCTATGATCTGGCGTCCGCAGCTCTTCCCAAGTCTGGAGGTACTATCTCTGGAAATATATCCGTGGTTGGAGGGATTACAGTAGCTGCACCCGATGGAAAATCGGAGGGGGGGCAGATCCTGTTAAAAAATGGTACGGACGGAAGCTATCCCGTTGTGATCGATACTACCCAAAACCAAATCAGGTTTTTGAGCGGACCGGGCGGACCGGGCGGCTTCGTTTCTGTCGATCTGGAAACTGTAAGGTTTGTAGGAAACCTTACCGGCAAAGCCGATTCGGCGCATTTAGCAGACAATACATACTCTTTGGCCGGAAGGCCATGGTTGGAGGACTTATATACTGACAGCCCTGGTTGGGTGATTGGTTCGGTTGATGAACAGCTGAGACCTATAAATACGGGTTCGTTAAAAGTACTCGCTGCGGATCGCATTATTAGCGGTAGTTTCGCTTACGGTAGGGCTAGTGATGGCTTTTACCTGCCAAACGGTGGGTCTTGGTTTGTCTTCTGTATATTAGACAACGATGTATCTCACGGTAGTGCGAATGCTATACCAATTATGGCAGCTGGTGGGTCACATATTACATGGAGTTTCAACGGCACGGGATACACATGGATCGGTATAAAAGTTTTGTAAGGAGCATTTATGTATTCCATTGCTGATTTTGATCTTACGAATATCATTCACAGACAAGACGGATCATATGTTGCGACAGTGAAGAGTAGTGGGGTTCCTTATCACATTGCGTCGGATATTGATGGCCATCGGCACTTGCTCTCGTCATTTTTGGGATATGCAAGTGCGCACCCCGAATGCGTGACCGAGGAGCAGCCCTACGTCCCGCCCGTACCGACGCTTGAGGAAGTGAAGGCCGCCAAACTCTCCGAAATCAACGCGGCTGCGGACAGGGCCATAGCCACACTCACGGCGACCTACCCTGACCGAGAACTCGCGACGTTCGACAAGCAGGAATCCGAGGCCCGCGCCTATGCCGCCGACCCTACGGCTTCAACGCCGCTTCTTTCGGCATTGGCGCAGGCTCGGGGCATTTCTCTGCCCGACCTCGTGGAACGGGTGCTTGCCAAGGCCGATGCCTTTGCCGTGGCTTCCGGCTCCATCATCGGCCAGCGTCAGGCACTGGAAGATCGGCTTGATGCATGTACGACGCTGGAAGAGGTGCAGGGGATCACCGTTGATATCTCCATGCCGGGCGGGGGAGAAGCATGACGTACGGAAAGCGAACGTTGATCGCCGTCGACCAGCTCCTCAATACGCTCCTCGGCGGCTGGCCGGACGAAACCCTGTCCTCGCGCTGTTACCGCTGGGCGCGGGACGGCGTGCGGGACTGGCCCCGCAAACTCATAGACGGGCTGTTCTTCTGGCAGAGGGAACACTGCAAGAGCAGTTATGAGAGCGAGAGGGAGGGGAGGCAGTCGCCGCCGGAATTGCGGCGCGTGACCCCGGAAACATAAACCGTTAGAGTATGTTCAGGCAGAGGCGGGGGAGATTGGACCCTCCCCCACCGGCCCGGTGTACGACCACCGGACCACGGCCCCACACGATGCTGTAATCATCGTGCAAGGTTTCCGCCTGCGGTTGAGTGCCCATAGCGAGGGGCGCGCAAAGGCTATCAGGCGATGCTCGGGGGCGCAAGATAGGACTTTCAACGAATGAGAGGGATTGAAAAAGAGATTCGGTGCGGCAACTGCGGGCGGTTGCTGGCGAAAGGAACGGCAATCGCCCTTGAAATCAAATGCCCCCGCTGTGGGGAGATCAAATACGTGAGGGACATGATCCCCGGCCTTGAGCCGCATGACGGCCGAGATCGCAACAATGCAGACAAAGAAGGACAGCGGGCCTGACACCCGTATTATCGTCGGCCCCTATCGCATTCCCCTTTCCCGCGAACGGTTCCTTTTGCTTGAGCGGGACCTCATGACCACGGCGGGCTTTACGAAAGCCGAGATCCACGCGGAAATCCTGCGGAGGCTTGGCGTATGTGCGGAGTAGAGCTTGTGCATGTCGAACGCCTGAAGCCCGCTGACTACAATCCCCGCCGCGCCGATGCGGAACGCCTTGCGCTGGTGAGGCTTTCCCTGTCCCGGCTCGGTTTTCTGCTTCCCATCGTCGCAACGCCGGACGGGGAAATCCTTTCCGGCCATCAACGCCACGCCGTGGCCATGTCCATGGGGGCGCGTCAGGTTCCCGTGATGTTCGTGGACATCCCGCAGGAGCGGCGGCGCGGCCTGAACATCCTTTTTAACCGGGCCACAAACGATATCCCCATGACGGCCGATGAGGTGCGGCTTCGGGCAGAGCTTCAGCGTGTCCACGTTCATGAGCTTGCCGAGCGCCTGCCCGACCTTGATCCGAATGGGCCGGAGTTTTGGCCGTGCCTGTCTTGGGCCACGCGGAACGTCCGGCAACTGGCCTGTCGGAATGTGGCCAGCTTTCAGCCGCAATCCGCCAACGTAGGCCGGACTCTGGCGCGGCTTGGCGTCCAGTTGCCCATTGTGCTGACTGGGGACGACGAGGTGGTCAACGGCATCGGGCGGCTTGAGGCTGCGGCGCGGAAGGGCAGGGAAACGATAGAGGCCATCACCGTATCCCCGGTGAAGGCCGAGCTTGCACGGGCAATGCTGAACCTGTTGAGCATGGATTTCCATTTTGAGGGGGACAACGCGGACATGCTGCGATATGGGGCCTTCCGCCGCAGCAGGATGAGACGCCGCACGTTGGGGACCGCCTATGTCATCCCTGTTTTCCGCAGCCGCCGCAACGCCGACTTTGACATTGCGGATCCTGAGCACAGGGCGAAGTGGCTGCACGTTTGTGGTGATTCCGTGCTCGATTTCGGTTCGGGGCATGGTGACGAGGCGCGTATGCTCCGTGAAGCGGGGATCGACGTTACGGCGTTCGAGCCTTACGAAAACGATGGGCACGAACGGATTTCCTTTGACCGTGGCAAGCGGTCAGCCGAGGGGTTCATTCATGCTGTACGTTCCGGGAAACGCTTTACCTCCCTCTTTCTTTCGTCCGTCCTTAATTCAGTGCCCTTTGTTTCCGACCGGGAACACATCGTTTGCATTTGCGCCGCACTGTGTGATGGGGATTCCACACTGTACGCTTCGGCGCGCTCCACCAAGGGGGCAAACTGGCAGTGCCACACTCGCGGCCCCGGTTTGAATGAGCATGGCATGTATGAAGGCACGTTCCGCGTCGCTTGGGAAAGGGGGGTCACGATTGGGGATCTCGGCGTGGCTCCAAAAGTACAGAAATACTATGATCGCGCTGAGTTCAGGGAGCTTTTCCTTCAGTTTTTTGGTGAAGTGGAAATCTGCCCCAAGTCCACGTCAATCGCTGCAATCTGCCGCAAGCCCCGCCCTGTGAATCCTGAGCGCCTCGCCGCCGCGCTCCGGTTCGAGTTCGATCTGCCGTATCCCGGCGGCCGCAGGCTCGGCATGGCGGAAGAGGCTCTTGCCGCCTTCAGTACCCGTCTGGGGGTGAGCTTATGACTCGGGCGGCGCGGGAGTTGAAGGACTGGACGTTTCGCGGCTTCTCCGGCCAGTTTGACGGGCATGTCCGCGAACAGCTTCCTTGGTACGACATGGCGACGGCGGCGGTGGCCATGATTGCCCGGCATTACATCCCGCAGGGGGGCAAGGTGTATGATCTGGGGTGTTCCACCGGGAACATCGGGCGCGTGCTGGCGCCGACGCTGCATGAGCGGGAGGCGCGGCTTGTCGCGCTGGATGAGTGCCGGGACATGGTGGCGGCGTACCGGGGGCCGGGGAGGGCGATCACGGCGGACGTGGCACGCTATCCGTACAAGGCTTTCGACGTGGGGATTGCCTTTCTGACGCTCATGTTTCTGCCTGTCCCGGAACGACGGCGGTTGCTTGTGACGCTGCGGGAGAAGGTGAAGCCGGGCGGGGCTATCATCGTCGTGGACAAGGAAGAATCGCCCGGCGGCTATCCGGCTACGGTGCTGTCCCGGCTGACGTGGGATTGCAAGCTCAGGCAGGGAGCGGAGCCGGGGGCGGTGATGCGGAAAGAGCTTTCATTGTCCGGCGTGCAGCGGCCTTTGTATAAGGGAGAGTTGGGGCCCGACGCCGTGGAGGTGTTCCGATTCGGGGATTTTGCGGGATGGTTGATTGAGGGAAAGAAGCCGTAGGGCGGTTGTTCTGTACTTTTATATAACATGATGTTATTATTTGCTTAATATCTTAAATGGGTTGCTGTATCCCGAAGATTTCTGGTTGGGGGGCGCCTCGTAAGCTGCAAATTTTGCTGCCTTTTTCTTATTTTGCAATTGTTTTTTTCGTTCATCCATAAGGGGAGATAAAATAGGAGGTTGATTGCTCATCCCCACAATAGTTTTTCCAGAACTCGCATTCTTAACTTTGGCAAGAGATGCTGGTGTGATCATTCCTAGATAACGATACTTTGAAGGTGCTATAGTCGCAATGGTAAATTGATTAACACTTGTAACAAAATGTTTTGCCTTCCAGTTACTTACTGGAACTTCATGAACAGTTGGGGTATCAATAGCGATACATTCGTTATCTCCAGTTATTTTTGATGAAAGAACAGCGACATAGCCTGTTAATATTCCGTCAATAGTTTCCAAGTCTATCACAACACATGGATGTTCTTTCGTCCTGGCGTCAAATATTCTAAGAGAATCATTTGCTATCCAAAAAACGTGACCTATAGAAAAGTAAAAAATACCTGTAGGTTGTATAGAAAAGAGTTCCGGTAGAGAATCTGGAGGGAAGTAACGCTGCGTATCGACGAGGCAACTCATACGATGCTCCTTTTCGTTAGATGAAAATGAATTTATCGATAATATGGTTGAATGGGAAGCTTTAAAGGAAGAAGCCCCGGCGGGAGAGATTCCGCCGGGGCTTCTCGTTTATGCTGTGCGGCGGACGGTTTCGGCCATCCACAGGATTTCATGTTTTGTGGCCTGTCCCATGAAGAGGAAGGGCAGGGCGTTACGGGTGAGGTGGAAGAAGCGTTTCCGGTTCCCGGCGGCATCGGTCTGGGCGTCCGGGATGAAGGCCGTGGCCGCGAAGTCCGGCGGGAGGATGGAGCGGAGCCGGTCTATGTCCCGCAAGAGCTTGGCGTGCCTGCGCTGCATACCTCTGGCGGCGTCGAGGGTGGTGAGCATGGCATTACCCCCGCGAGGCGTTGAGGATGCGGGCGTATTCGAGCAGGCACATGGCGGGATTGTGCTGATCAGGGAGCCGCTCGGCAAGGGAACTGAGGCTACGCGGCAGGAGTTCGGTCAGGTAGTTGTCCATCTGGCTATACGGACGGAGTTCCGAGAAGGGAGGATACTTCTTGTTGGTGAGCCGCCGCTCAACGGCGCTTATGATTGGAAAGGCCAGCCGGAATACCCGGGGGAGCATATCCGCGTACATGTTGCGGTAGGTTTGTTGGGCGCGGCGGATGTCTTCAGCCAGTTCGAGCAACGGGGCTTCATCAAACAGCGGTTCGGCGGCGGGCAAGCTCAGCTGTGCCGGGGCGGGCAGGGCGGCCTTTGGCCTCCGGGTTGCTTGTCCCTTTGTCCAGTAGTTCCAGAGGGCGTCGTCGCATTCGTCTTGGTAGAGGCGGATACGGTCGCGGAGTTCGGAGCGTACCTTGTTGGGGTTGATGCTGGCGAAGAAGGCGGGGAGCTTGCGGACGGGCATGCAGGTACATTGCTGTTGTCCACCTGCAGAAGGGATCGTGATGATCGCGATCCCCCATCGTTCTCGGTTTGCGGTGAGCTTGGTTTGTTGTGATTGCCAGTTCAGCCCCATGTCTTCGACGATGGGCTTTATGGGGGCGTAGGGTTCGCCCTTGTGGGTGACGACGAAAATGGTTGAGCCGTGGAACTGGACGGGAGAAAGGGTAGCCTTTGCCATGATGCACCTCTAGTAGATTGGGAGTTGGAAACAAAAAAGGCAAGGTGACGCTCCCCGGCCTACTAGAGCCGCCGGGGCCTCGCGGACACCCGGACGTCACCTTGCCAATATGTAACCACATCCCGAAAAAAGGATGCACTGGTGGCAAGATACAAGAAAGTCCGCTCTTTTCACCATGTGGGGCATGGCAAAGGCGACGGATACGCCTCTAGTAGTTAGGGAAAACCAGATCGCCAGAAAATGGGAGGAAAGTCAAGGGCGTTGCTTTTTGGGGGGATAACGGGCAAGAGATCGTCATTTGGGGTATAGTAGAGTAGGAGAACAGGGTGGATAAGGAAAAAAAGAAGATAGATATTTTTACTTACCGAAGTGAAGACTGGTGGAATAATGCCTGTTTGAACTTCATGGAAGGTAAAAATACTTGGTATGGTTACTTTCGTGGCTACCAACGTGCTGCGGAACTTCTTGTTCAATATGTGGATTGTGAAAAGCAGTATCAAGACACTCTGGTTTTCCCTATCATATTTCTGTATAGACACTATTTAGAGTTGATATTAAAGGATATTATATATTCGACATCTCTTGTTTTAAGAAAAGAAACTAAAATAAAAAGTCACTCCCTTATGCACTTGTGGGATATAGTTAAAAGAGATGCTGAACTTGCACTGAATGAAAAAATAGATCCTATAGATGTTGAAAATATATTGGTTGTAATCAAGCAAATTTCTGAAATTGATCGTAGCTCTGATTCTTTTAGATATCCTATTTATGTAGATGGAAATCCTTCATTGCAAGGAATTAAATATATCAATTTGATGCATTTTAAAGAATGTATTGATAGTGTATATGTTGTTTTAGAGTCTATATCTGTAGCTGTTTCCGATGCTCTTGATTATATAACCAATAATAGTCAATAAATTATGGTTGGTTTAAATATGGATCTGAATAATATCCCTGATGATTTAATCGAAATAAGAAGAGTTTTTGTTTCTGAAAATATCACTGAAAAAATGCAGCTTTCTAGTAATTATATTCGCACAAGATACGATAAATTAGATAAGCTAGAAGAAGCTATGCGGTTTTGTTCATTTGATTTACTTGATGCGGCACGTTCAGATGGAACTAATTTATTTAAATTAGCTTTTTTTCCTTGGAGTGAGGCCGCAGAAGATTTTGATATAGCATTAAATTTAATTATATCATCATATTATAAGAATAGTTATGACTCGTTGCGCAGGGCACTTGAGCTAGTCGTTGTAGCTTCTTTTTATACTCTTGATAATGCAGACTCTAAGAAAGCTAGAGAATGGGTAACCTCGAAAAAATCAACACCAAATTTTAGACGGATCGTTGAAAAAATTGTAAAGATATATCCTTATAATTTATGTGAAGATAAGTGTAACTTGAGTGAGTTTCTTTTTGAGTTGTATTATTATTTATCAGATTACATCCATGTGAAAGGTATAAATGCATCACATCGTAAGTTTGTATCGTCAATGCATAATTTTTGTGGTATTTCTATATATGGATTTAGTGAAGAATCTTGCTCACAATCACTGAATATATATTTAGAAACTGTTGGCGCAGTTGCTCTGTTATGTGCATTATGTAATCCTATTCTGTTAATAGGATTTGATTTGGAAAGAAAATTTGGCTTAAACCCTCCTGCATCTGGGCTTTTTGAATTGCATCAGTCGGAAAGATTATGGTTTCTTTTTCCAGATCGATTTAAAGAGTTTATGGAACAGCTAAGGAAGACTGATCCCTCAATACAAAGTGTTCAGGAATATATAGAACAACTGCCAGATATGACTGACGAAGAGTTTAAAAATCAATGTGATGATTTTGTTTCTATGTTTAGTGTAAACAGTACTCAAAATAATGATGGAGAGAGTTCAAAAAATCGGTAGGCGAATAGGGGATTGAGTAAAGTAAGAAGACGTATGGGGGGGGGCAACTTTTGGGGCAACAATATTTATATGCTTATATAATTATTTGAAATAACAATATAAAAATGTTTTATTTCTTCCCCCTCATCACCAGAAAGACTTCTCAAAAACTCCCGTGAGTGCTCATAATTGCTCACGGGAGTTCTTCTTTTGTCCTTTTCCCGTGCTCAAATGCGCTCATGTTTTCTCGATTGGAACCATTGCAGCTCACATTTTTTTGGGGCAACAATGTCCCTGACAGATACGCGCATCAAGACTGCGAAGCCCGCTGAGAAAATCTACAAGATATACGATACCGATGGGTTCCACAGGCCGTATATTCACAAGAAAGAAAAATAAAAATGGTACGTGGTCGCCTTGGTCGTCAGTTATCACTGACTCTCAGATTGGCGACGGCATCACTAACACCAACGGCATCATCTCCGTCCCCGAAGTCATTTCTTCCGGCACACAGTTACTCCCGCTTTTGGGGGCTCCTTGCGGGGAGCCTGATGCGTGTGTGTTTGTACCGTCTGTGGACTCACACTGGTTGCTTTCTGTGAATGCAAGCCGATCGCGCACAGGCAAAGGCCCCTTTCCGTTGTCGAACGGGA